TATGTTAAGTTGGCGCTTGGTACAATGTTAGCTGCAAAAGTACTTGTACCGGTTCCACCACCCAACACTGTGTCTACGTAATCTTTAGTTGCTAAACTAAAACCGCTTGACGATGCTGTTGGATTAGCAAATGCTTCAGCTAGACCTGATATAGCATTACCTTGTAAAAATGGAGTATTGACACTTGCTTTTTTCACGCTGAGTATTAAATTACCATTATTTGTTACATTCCGCAAAGTAATGTCATTTGCGCTTACAAAACCTTCGAAATCACTATCTGTACCAAATTTTAAACCTGTATCATTGGTCAAAACCAATGATCCATTTATTGTTCCGCTCTGATCATTACGTAAAAAGTTACTTGCTGGTGTCGATACACCACTATAGTTCAAATTGTTGGCTACATCAGCATTACCATAAAATGCTTGACTTAGTGCTGTGCTTAAATTTAAACCTCTATTAATTGTTGAAAATCCACTTACTGCTGTAGTAAAACTTGCTTCTTTACTCCAAATACCAACCAACGTATTATCAATGAAAAATTTCAAAACCACATAGGTAGCAGCAGGGGATATTGACACAATGGTATCAGGAATAGCACCTGTATTACCAGTGCTAGAAGTACCAGCTGGGCCAATAACAGTCCAACTACTTCCGTTCCATACTTTCAGCTGAGAATTACTGCTATCCCACCACTGTTCACCAATTACGGCAGTACCAGTATAACTGCTACTAGAAGTTATCATTGAAATAACTTTCCATGCCGCAGATGCTGTGCCTTTTGTTGTTGAGGTGTTTAGTTTTAAATAACGTCCCGCAGAATCATACCAAAGTTGCCCAGGTAACGGAGCAGTAGGTGCCGATGCTTTGGCAAAATTTTCCATTAACTGTATAAAGTTTTGATTTAAAAATACGCCATATCCAGGATAATTTTTTCCTACTAGGGTCAAACTGGAGTTAGTTTGATCGATTGTACCGTCAGTTAAACCTCCTGATATCAGGGCAGTTCCATTTGACAGATTTATATTATAAGCCATTTAATACTCTCCAATTATCTTATTTATCTACCTACAGTTACACACGACCTGCTAAAATTTCAATTATTCCTGGGTCGGTGGACTCGTAATTTTGTAGTGCTTTGCCTATTACTGATCCCACTTTAGGATCGACTGCTTTTTTAGCATGTCCTGGCACAGATGATGTTACAAGCATATCGCCCAACAAAACAGGTCCGATCACTTTACATGGAACTCTACCCTGTAATGCTATACAGCTTTTCGTTCCGATTAATTTGTGATTCATAACAAAGGCCGGATCTGTAGTTACTACCCCTGCTACTTTGGTGTCATTTTCTTTAGCTGATTCAATTACTTCGTTAGCACCGCCGAACACCAGTACAGTACCAGGTTCGTATTCTTTATCGCTAGCAAAATTTTCTGCCAAGTCAGCATAATTTGCTTCGAGACTAGCATTGGATCCTAAAACCCATTGACCTTTAATTGTTACAGGTGCAGCAGTGTCTAAGGATCCTTGGGCCGAAAGTATAGTTACTCCACCAGGAGTTTTAATGTCAATGGCTACATTACCAGTACCAGAATTTCCTAGTGCCAAGTTACCATTTAATGAAATCTCTTTGGAATTAACTGCACCTGTTCCTGAACTCAATGAGTTAACATTTGTGCTCAATGAAGATATGTTGCTTTGTATTGTTGCAATATTTCCGCTTAATGTATTTAGAGTGCTGGCTTGACTTGCAGCATTTGCAGTCAAGCTATCAATATAACTGTCAACATATGACTTTGTAGTTACACCTAAATTGTTGGTAGCATTGCCTGCCACTGTAATTAACCCAGTTGAACCTTGTACGTTTAATACACTAGTACTAGTTCCTCCTATTGTTGCAAAAATCGCAATATTGGCATTATTAGATTTATTAATTAATTTGACCGAGCCTGCTACTTCTTGAATTTCAAATGCCGTTGGTCCAACTAATAAATTTCCTGTAATTGCGCTGTTACCTTGGGTATTTGATCCAATACTTGTCCACTGACCCGATGCTGAATCGTATACTTTCATTACAGTGTTTACAGTATCATACCAAAGTTGGCCTGTAATAGGATTCGTAGGACTAGTAGAAAACGCAAAATTTTCTAGTAATCTTACAAAATTTTCATTTTGATTTTCACCGTAATTAGAAGCTAGTCTGCCTAATAATACCAAACTAGTGCTGGTAGTATCTTTGGTTCCGTCGGGTATTACTATTGCTACGCCATTGGTTTTATTTACATAATAGGTCATTTTAATTATCCAATACTACTCAAGTTTGTTAAAGTTTGTATTCTAACTGTATAATCAATTTGAATTAACCTATTCAAACTTTTTTGAACAGGATGGAAAATCACATGAGTTAGAAGTTTGCCGGTAGTTGTTAATCCACTAGTACCGTCGATACTTCTTGCTTTTAGCCCAAGTTCGTCAAAAGTATAAACCTCATTGAGATTTGTGCTATTATCAAAAGCTGCTTGGCCAGCAGGTTCACCATAATCTAGTAAACAACTTATTACTAAATCTGAATATACCTGACCCGGAGTGTGTCTTACTTCAATTTTGTTCCTAGTTGGATCTGCATTTAATGCACTGGTATTGTCGACAATTTTAGCAAATGTTGGGTTGTATAGATTACTATTACTGGTATTGGTGTTAGGGGGCAAATAATTTATTATACCGGTGGGATCAACACTAGTGCCTCCGTTACCAAAATGCATTTCATAGATATAACTTTGACCTTTATTGGCTAAACTATAGGCAATAGATTCAGATATGTTTTCATAATGAATAGCATTTCTTTTATTAACAAATATTTCCCCTGAATTAGGGTCAAAAATCTTAATGTGTCCTTGAACGTATATTCCGCTTTTTTCATCAGGCTGATTTACATCTTTTTGTTCAAGATCTTTTGTAGATATCATTTGGCTATTTTCTTCCATATCATTATTTATCTGGTTAGATATCATGGTGTATAACTAGGCTCCGCTCTAATAAATTGTGCACCTACTGTGCTGCTATTTTCTAAATTACTGCCAAACTCCGCCCATATATTACTTTGCAAAATCTTCACTGAGTTGAGGACGACATTTCCATTTGCATTTATGGAACCCAGTGTTCCAAAGCTGTTGATATTTGCTAACGAACTTGTTATTCCGCTGATAGTGCTAACAATGTTTATTCTTGTGGCTAGATTAGATGCTGTCTGGAACGTCCCAGTTACAAAGTCAACTGCTACCACATTTCCACTTGTAACGCTTTGTAAAATTCTAGCATTTCCTGTGTTAGCAAACTGTGTAATATAATCTCCGACATTAGCGGTAATATTTGAACTCAAAACCAACTTGTAAGAAACATTTGAAGTAGAATTGATGTTTCCTGTTATGGTGCTCGATACAAATATTTGTGCATTAGGAATTATCTGTGCTTTACTGGAATCTACCAACAAATTGCCAGTTGTTACTACATTTGGCATACCTGTTCCGTCCACTCCTCTAGTCAACTGAGTCAATGTATTTGCAAAAACTGGGTAAAGATTGGATCTTGTAATATACACATTAGCATTTGCATATACGTTACCGGTAGTTAAATAGGTGGTAGTTGATGGTACCGAAGGTGTTCCGTTCGCAGTATAATACACAGTCAAACCATCTGTGTCTACAGTTATAATTGCATCATTAATTCCGTTGACTCCCTGAAGCAAATTGCCATTTACTTTAAATACATTGCCTACAAAGACTTCAACATTGCTCCAACTTAATTCGGCGGTATACGCTAAACTGAATCCTCTGATGCTAAATCTTACTCCGTTTACGTTTGATTGCACATTAGAATACACTGTACCAATATCAACGTTAACAATTGTACCTGTAGTATAGTCTGTATTCTCATTCCATGGTACAGCACTAGTAATATCGCTGGTATTATAGTGTTGATAGTAATGTATTCTTTCGCCGTTTAAAAATACCACGCCAGGAATTCCTGCTGCAGGATTTGGTTTAGGCAATTTATCTACATTGTTTACAAACAGATATTGATCAGTTAATCCTAGGTCGCTGTCTATTGTCACTGTGCTATTAGCACTAATTCTTGTAAACTCAGGATTTCTATTCATAGGATGAAATATACGGCATCCATAACTTGAAGTATTCGAAGCATTGTTTGTAAATACTCGCATTTCAAGAGTGTCAAAAATTCTGCCAGGTATTAATTCTTCCGGGGCATGACTGCTAAATGTGTCAACATACGCACCACCTACAATGTTGATATCCTCTGGCCGTATTCCTAATGATGAATCTTTGTAAGTGCTGAAAATATTTGAATCTAACACTCCGCTTTCTAAATCAAGATAACTGATTGTAACGTTAGCATTACCTCCGGTATATAATTCTTGAATATTTGACGACGTTACAATACCATTGATATAGATATACTCAGGAGTACCAGTTGACACCACAGGATAAATGTCTGAATCAGCAGGAACACTGACCGTTTGTCTAAAACCTGTAGTTGAATGTATTACATCGATAAATCGTGAATTTACTGCATCCTTTAATACAAATGCGTTTCCTGACGCATTGGCCTGAGTGATAATGTTACCGGCATATACTGTAACTGGATTATCTAGAAGCATTCTATAGGTAGTTTCTACTACCTCTCCGGAAAGTTGCATAGAATCGCGATCAATTGAAATAATTTTAAAGGTGCCATTATTTTTAAAATCAAATTGATAATTTCCTTGAATTCTAATGGATTGATCCAATTCGAATCCTAGTTTGATAAAATCATGTTGTTCTATGTTTCCACTAGTGACTGTTAGTCCTTTATAATTAAAGCTAAAAGTATTACCTGATATTTGGAAACTGTTGGCTGTAAATTCTGGGCCTTTTACCAAGACTCCTGGATAATCAACGCCGCTCATTAAACTAGAGAATGATTTAGCAGACATTCCGGACGTTGGCGAATAATAGGCTTTTATTCTATCAGTGGCCTTGAGTAAAACATTACCAGCATCCAACTTGGTAACTTTCGTATAGTCAAATGGGCTTCCTGTCCCAAATTGACTATTGACCAAAAACGCTTCGTTATTGTACGATACAATATTTCCGCTTACCACATACAAATTTCCTGTTGCACTATTTCCTGCAATGACTGTTGGATAAATTTGTACATTTGCAGTATTGTATACAAAAGGTAACACATTGGAATTAAACAAAATTCTATCAAATTTCAACGTTGAATTAGTCGTGCGTATTAGATTGTAACTTTCATTGGCATTTGACGAGTAAAATTCATTTTTCATTAACGGATAAATGACAGCACCGGACCCTACTCCATTGATTGTAATTGTCGGCGTTGAAGTATAGCCTGATCCTGGATTAGTTACTATTACTCCTGTAATTTTTTGAGTAGTAAAGTTAACTGTGGCAATTGCTGTAGCGCCAGTACCACCACCTCCGGTTATTTCTATATTTGGAGCAATAGAATAATTTAAACCAACGTTGCCAATTAAAAAATCTGTAATTTTATAGGTATAATGATTGTACCAATTGGTATAAGGTTCAACTGTAGACAAAGTTTGTTCATCAGAAGGAACAACAAATCTACCTTCAGATGCATTAAACTTGCTTGGTAAATCAAAGTCTGTCCAATCTCCAGTGGCTATATCTATATTGTCATATATAGGAAGATATTCTCGTAGCTTGGTTCTGTAAGGTTTAATCTCGTTAATATAATTTTCATAAAAAGTTTGATCATCTTTTACATAATTAGGAATTTGCTCTAATTTTCTTAAATTATGAAACACATCTATAAAACTTGTTTTAAAAATCCAGTCTGGCTGTTTCTGTTCCCCTAGTATAAACGTGATCATTGCAAAAAATAATTCGTTAAACAAAAATAACAAATCATTTATAAAAATTTCGTTATAAACACTGTTAAAAATAGCTGTTAGTTCTGTGCCAATTTGATTATCAAAACCAAAAGTGCCAAATAAGCTAGTATCAAAGCCGGGTCCCAAAATTGAATTGTAAATCTCTTCAGCAAAAACCACAGTAGCATTTTGAGCTGCTGTTAGTTGTAAAGTTAGTTCACTAGTTACTGTGTAAATCAACCATTGGCCATTACCGTTATCCATTACCTTGATATAATCGTTCTGTTTAATATCTAGACTTTGTATATCACTGTAAGTTGCCACAATGTAGTTGATTGTTGTGCCACGTTCAAAATTAGGGTCATACCAATCCACAGTATCCCAGAATAGCTCAGTTTTATAAGATTGAATTCTAATAGGGACAAAATCTTGTAATTGAGTATTATATGAATATATTACCCATTTATTATCATTCTCAGAATCTGACGGAACTAAGACTTTATATCCGTCAGTTAATAAATCTACATCAAGATAAGATAATTCTATAAAGGCATCAACTTGACTGTCAAATCCCGAAGTGGGTAATGGCTCTTTATCGTATAATGTTGTAGGTGTGCGCAACAGCAATATAGGATAGTTTGCAATTTTTGCATTCAAGGTTTGAATAAAAATTTTCAATGCAGTTAATCTATCAACAAACATTGACTGACTTGGCTTAAAACCAATTCCGTATCTGTCTTGGATATTGAGAGAAATATCTGGCACCAAAGCACCTGTATCATCAGTACCAATTAAACTGTGTCTAAATTTGGTAATAATTTTATCAGGGAAAACTTGACTATTACTGCCTTGTTTTATTAATTCATATTCGCTGTGAATTAGATTTTGTCCAACACTTTTTTGCAAATCCACATGTAAAATAATTTTATTTGCTCTTAAATTTTTGTTAGAATTAAATAAAGCCAAACTGTTAGGAGCTAGTGTTGCTATATAAGGTATAGCCTGATTTTTTGGATCACTAATATAACCTTGTAAGGCTTTTGCACTTAATGATCGATTGGAAACAACCGGATCAACAGATGTTTTATCTCCTACCCAGTAATAATATTTTTGTTTGATTATTCCGGTCTCTGGATCTACAGTGCTCACTCGGGAATATGCAGAATCATTATTGTACTTTGGTGTACCGTTGCCTCCGTTAGATACATATTGGCTGGGTAAAAAATCACTTTCTACCCATTCGTATATCTTAATTTCGCTGCCCGGAAACAATGCGCCCCAGTTATTGTTTCTATAAGTCAGAGAGCCTTGCTCGTAGTCTATGAATCTAGCTTGAGACAGATCCCACCATATTTTTCCTACATGTCTTTCTGCCCAATAAAAATTAGAATTGACAGTAAAATCAATACTGCTTGCAAAGTTATAGTTTGCAGGATCATAGTCTTCTTTGTAATCTAACTCTTGATCGACTACTCCTAAAATTTTTCCCTTAAAAGGATCAATATAATCATAAAATTCAATGATTTGTGACGACTCAGAATCATAGGTGAAAATAGATGCTAAAGAATCTGTGCTTACTCTAGGTTCTTTGAATCTTGCCAGTTCCCAGCCTGGT